TGGCTAGAGCAAGAAAATCGCTAACAGAGGCGGCGGACAAAGAACTGAAAACCGCCTTTAGTTTAGACAAATTTAAAGCAAATAAAGGTTTAGCGTCTAACGTTAAATTCAAAGAACAAAGGTGGATCCCATTTTCACCTGCTTTGCAAGAAGCACTATCAATCCCTGGAATCCCTATGGGTCATAATGCTATGGTTAGAGGTAAATCAAACACAGGAAAATCTACTATGACCATTGAAATAGCAGTTAATGCTCAAAAGATGGGGGTATTGCCTGTATTGATTATTACTGAAATGAAACATGATTGGGAACACTGGAAAAAAATGGGATTCCAAATCGAGGATGTAGTTGATACAGATACAGGTGAAATTGTTGATCAAACTGGTTTCTTTATCTATAGAGATAGAAGTACCTTAAATTCAATTGAAGATATTGCTGAATTTATCATTGATTTACTTACCGAACAGAAAAAAGGAAATCTACCATATGATCTTTTATTTATATGGGATTCAGTTGGTTCAATCCCATGTCAAATGTCAATTGAGCAAGGTAAAAATAACCCAATGTGGAACGCAGGAGCTATTGCAACTCAATTTGGTAATTTTATCAACCAGCAGATTGTAATGTCTCGTAAGGAAAGTTCAAAATACACGAATACCTTGTTTATTGTAAACAAAGTAGGTGTTGCTCCGGCCTTAACACCAATGTCACAACCTAGAATGACAAATAAAGGTGGAGATACATTTTACTATGATGTGTCTTTATGTTTAACATTTGGTAATGTTACAAATGCTGGTACATCTAAAATCAATGCTGTAAAAGATAAGAAAAAAGTTGAATTTGCATTACGTACTAAAATTGCATGTGATAAAAACCATATTAATGGTATTACAACAATGGGAACAATTATTTCAACTGTACACGGTTTTATTAAAGATGATCCAAATGCCGTTAAAAAATATAAAGATGCACACTCACACGAATGGGCAGATATTTTAGGACAAGGTAACTACACAGTACAAGAAGACAATAGTGAATGGGATGAAAAAGCACCAACACCAGATTTATTTGAAAACGAAGATTAATATATGAAAAAAGACCTCTTAAACCTCCTTGACAATATACAAGAACACGGAGAAGAATTGCCAAAATCAGAACGATACCTTTTAATAGACGGACTCAATTTATTTTTTAGAAATTTTAGTGCTATAAACGCTGTAAATTCAAACGGAGTCCATATAGGGGGTTTAGGAGGATTTTTTCGTTCATTAGGTGCTTTAATTCGTACTATACAACCAACACAAGTTTATGTTGTATTTGACGGACCTGGATCATCTAATAATAGAAAAAATATTATACCTGAATATAAATCTGCAAGGAATATAACTCGAGTTACAAAACATGAATTATTTGATAATTTAGAGGAGGAAGATGATTCAAAAGTAGACCAAATAGTACGTATTATCCAATACTTAACAACATTACCTGTTAAAACAATATGTTTAAGTAGAGTAGAAGCCGATGATGTTATAGCATATTTAAGCTCAACATTACCTACTAAACCAGAAGACAGAGCATTTATAGTATCAAGCGATAAAGATTACCTACAGTTAGTTACAGAAAAAGTAATTGTATATCGTCCTATCGAAAAAGAATACTACACAACAGATACAGTAAAAGAAAAATTTGGTGTTACCCCTAACAACTTTCTCCTTTATAAATTATTAATGGGTGATAATTCAGATGGAATCACAGGTATTAAAGGTTTAGGACCAAAAGGTTTATTTAAACGTTTCCCTGAATTGAAAACTCAAGATTTATCATTTGACGATATATTAGATATTGCTGAATCTAGATTGAAAGAACATATTGTGTATGCAAGAGTATTACATGATGTTGAAAATCTAGAAAATAAATACAAAGTAATGGACCTATCTAACCCAATGATGTCAGATAAAGACAAAGAATATGTAGATGATTTTGTTCAAAATGCCCAATTAGAATTTCTACCAGAAGAATTTGTTCAAATGTGTGAAGAAGATCAAATTGGGAATTTAATCAGAAATACAGATTTTTGGGTTCGCGATGTTTTTAAAGAATTGTTGGAAAATCAACAATAAGTTATTAAATTTAAATAAAAGTTATAAAAAATGACGTTAGTTAGCATAGACGAGTATGGACCATCCTTCCAAATGAAGGTCATTTCATCCCTCTTAACACACAAAGAATTCTTACAAAATATAAATGATGTATTAAGTGATGAATATTTTTCAAATCCTGCACATAAATGGATTATAAACGAAATTATTAAGTACTATGAAAAGTATCATACAACTATTTCCATGGACATCCTAAAGGTGGAAATGAAAAAATTGGACAATGAAGTACTTAAAGTTTCTGTAAAAGAACAATTACGTGAAGCATACAGAGCTGATTTAGATGATTTACAATATGTGCAAGAAGAATTTTCTACATTTTGTAAAAATCAACAACTTAAAAAAGCACTATTAAATAGCGTTGATTTACTTAAAGCCGGCGATTATGATTCAATCAAATATATGATTGAATCAGCTATGAAAGCAGGTCAAGACAAGAATATTGGACACGAGTATAAACGTGATGTTGAATCACGTTATAGAGAAGACCATAGAAAAATTGTACCTACACCTTGGCCTGAAATAAATGAACTAATTCAAGGTGGTTTAGGTAATGGAGATTTAGGTTTAATATTTGGTAATCCTGGTGGAGGTAAATCTTGGACATTAGTTGCTTTGGGTGGATTTGCTGTTCAAATGGGTTACAATGTTATCCACTATACTTTAGAATTAAGTGAAGCTTATACTGGAAGACGATATGACGCTTTCTTTACTGGCACACCAGTAGACCAATTAGAAAAACATAAAGAAGCCGTTGAAAAATCAACAGTAGATTTACCAGGTGAATTAATTATTCGTGAATTTCCTATGGGAAAAACTACAATTTCTACCATAGAATCACACATCCAAAAAGTAAGAGATCTAGGAATTGAACCAGATTTAATTATAATAGATTACATAGATCTTCTTTCAACAAGAAAAAGAAATGTTGACCGTAAAGGAGAGATTGATGATATTTATACAAGCACTAAGGGATTAGCTCGTGAATTAAACATACCAATTTGGTCAGTTTCTCAAGTAAATCGCGCAGGTGCAAAAGACGATGTCATTGAAGGTGATAAAGCTGCGGGAAGTTACGATAAAATGATGATAACTGACCTTTCAATATCATTATCAAGGAAAAAAGAAGATAAAGTTAATGGAACAGGAAGACTTCACATTATGAAAAATCGTTATGGAATGGATGGTTTAACATTTCAAGTAGATGTAAACACATCAAATGGCCACATTGCCATTGGAGATCATTACGATGAAGAAGCAGATACAGTTGCTCCTAGAAGTAAACAATCAAATGACAATTTTGACGACTTAGATCGCAAAATGCTATCTAATAAATTTTTTGAACTAAACGCATAAAACTTGCACATTGGCTAGCGACTTTAATATATTTTTACCATATGTATAATAAAATGATATTATGAAATCGTGTATAAAATGTGAAAATATATTTGAAGTTAACCCAACCAACTTTCATAAAAGAAAACTATCTAAAGATGGATTTGAAAGTATGTGTAAAAGTTGCAAAAAAGAATATGATAGACAATATAAAACAATAAATAAAGAAAAAGTTTATACTCAATGTAGAGAGTGGAACAAATCAAATAAAGAAAAACTAGTAGAAACTACTCAAAATTGGATACAAAATAATCAAGAACGACACAAAGAAATTAAAAAAAATTCATTTAAAAAATTTATGTCAATCCCTGAAAATAAAAACAAACGAAGGGAATATGATAGAAAATATGTTAAACAAAAAAGACAAAACAATATAGAATATAAAATAAAAGATTCTATAGGAAGTATGATAAGCTATCATTTAAAAGAAAGAAAAAGTGAATCTACCATTGAATATTTAGGTTGTTCTATTAAAGAATATATTGTATATTTAGAAAATATGTTTTTAAAAGAAATGAGTTGGGGAAATTATGGTGTAATTTGGGAAATAGATCACAAAATCCCCCTTTCTACTTTTGACTTAACCCAAGAAGAAAACATATATAAAGCATTTAACCATCAGAATACACAACCTTTATTTAAAACAACAGAAATAGCAGAAAGTTTTGGATACAAAGATCAAATTGGAAATAGAAATAAAAGTAATAAATTAATATAACAAATATGGCAATAACTGAACTTCGTCCACATTACAAACCATTTGAATATCAAACTGCGTTTGAGTTCTTTAAAGACCAACATAGGGGGCACTGGCTTGCTGATGAGGTACCTTTATCTTCAGATCTAAATGACTGGAAACTTAAACTTACTGAAAGTGAAAAGAATTTAATTGGAAACATATTAAAATCATTTGCACAAACAGAAACATATGTAAATGATTATTGGTCCACTAAAGTTGTTGATTGGTTTCCAAAACACGAAATTAAAGCAATGGCTTGTGCATTTGCTGATTTTGAATCAATTCATGCTGAAGCATATGCTCGTTTAAATGAAGAACTTGGTTTAGATGATTTCCAAGCATTTATGGAAGACGAGGAAGCAAAAGCTAAAATTGATCGTTTAGTTGAACAACCTGGAGATACTTTACATGACAGAGCACTTTCATTAGCTATATTTTCAGCATTTACCGAAGGTGTTAATTTATTTTCTTCATTTGCTGTATTGATGTCTTTTCAATTACGTAATTTAATGAAAGGAACAGGTCAAATTGTCGAATGGAGTGTACGTGATGAATCTTTACATTCAAAAGCAGGATGTTGGTTATATAGAACACTTTTATCTGAAGTACCTGAATTAGATACTCCTCAATTAACTCAAGCAATATATGAAGCATGTGATTTATCTGTAAAATTAGAATTTGATTTTATTGATAAGGCATTTGAAATGGGAGATATTGAAGGTTTAAATAAAGATCAATTAAAAAATTTCATTAAAGAACGAGCAAACCAAAAACTAATCGAACTTGGATACTCAGCTATCTACAATGATATTGATCCAAATTTAATTAAACAAATGGAATGGTTTGGACATTTAACAAGTGGTAAAACACACCAAGATTTCTTTGCAAACCGAGTAACAGATTATTCAAAATCAACCGCTGATTGGAGCGATTTATAATATTATGAGCATACAAGTAGATACAACAAACTGGATTAAGGGTAAACATTACCCTGAATGGATGAATGAAATTTCATTGTCAATGATTTCAAAAGGTTATTTAATGCCTGATGAAGATGTTTATGGAGCATTTAAACGTGTTTCTAGAGCAGCAGCTAAACGCTTAAAACGTAAAGATTTACAACCATACTTTTACGAGGCAATGACAAAAAATTGGTTATGTTTAGCTTCACCTGTTCTCTCTAACATGGGAACAGAGCGTGGAATGCCTATTTCATGTTTTGGAATTGACACTGATGACTCAATTGAGGGAATTGCACTTGCTAATTCAGAATTAATGCGTTTATCATCTCAAGGTGGAGGTGTTGGTATTGGTGTATCTCGAATTAGAGGACGCGGTAAAGCAATTTCTGGAAATGGAGTAAGTGAGGGTGTAGTTCCTTGGGTTAAAATATATGATTCAACAATTTTAGCAACAAATCAAGGTTCAGTTAGAAGAGGAGCAGCATCAGTTAATTTAAGCATTAACCACCCAGATATTGAAGAATTCTTGATGATACGACGTCCAAAAGGAGATGTAAACAGACAATGTTTAAACATGCACCAATGTGTAGTAATTGATGATGAGTTTATGAATAAAGTAGAGGAGCGTGATCCAAAGTCATTGAAATTATGGGGTGAAATATTAAAAACACGACTTGAAACAGGTGAACCTTACATTATGTTTGAGGATAATGTAAATAATGCAAACCCTGAAGCATATAAAAAGAACAATTTAAATGTTTCAATGACAAATATTTGTTCTGAAATTTCACTTTATACAGATGAACTACATTCATTTATTTGTTGTTTATCTTCTTTGAATTTAGCACGTTGGGATGAATGGAGTGAATATAAATTTGAAAATGGAATGACTCTACCAGAATTAACATGTTGGTTTTTGGAAGGTGTATTACAAGAATTCATTGATAGATCTAAAAATATTAGATTCATGGAAAACACTTACCGCTCAGCATCTAAAGGTAGAGCAATTGGTATTGGTGTTTTAGGATGGCATACATTTTTACAAGAAAAAGGTTTACCTTTTGTTGGATTGCAAGCAAATTCTTACACTCGTTTAATGTTTGATTTTATTGAAAAAGAAGCATTAAAAGCATCCCGTGATCAAGCAGAATTATATGGTGAGCCTGAATGGTGTAAAGGTACAGGTTTAAGACATACACACCATCTAGCAATTGCCCCTACAGTATCAAATGCCCATATTTCAGGAGGTGTATCACCTTCAATTGAACCAATCCCTGCAAATGTATTTAACTTAAAAACAGCTAAAGGTACATTTATTAAACGTAACCCAACATTAGAAAAATTACTTGAATCTAAAGGATATAACATTGATAGTGTTTGGGACCAAATAGCCAAAGATAAAGGTTCTGTAATGGGATTACCTGATTATATCTTAACAGATGAAGAAAAAGAAATATTCTTAACATTCAAAGAAATCAATCCATACGAGCTAGTTAGACAAAATGCTATCAGACAAAAATTTGTTGATCAAGCTATTTCATTAAATTTAACATTTGATCCTTCAGATTCACCAAAATACATAAGTGACGTGCATAAATTGGCTTGGAAAGAAGGTATTAAAACTTTATACTATATGCGATCTGAGTCGATTTTACGTGGAGATACAATTTCAAGAGACGATAATTGCGTAGCCTGTGAAGGTTAAACATATGTATAATAAAATGTTGAAGAACTACTATAAACCAACTCCTATTAAATGGAGAAAATTAGGTGATGCTCTACTTGCAGTAAGTACTACCGTAACAGGTTTTGCAATGTATGAAAATGTACAATGGGTTGCTTTAACAGCCTTAATTACCGGCGTAATAGGTAAGTTTTTAACTAATTTATTTAAAGATGACGACATTAAAACGAGGAAGCAAGGGCGAAGCCGTAAAAACTCTTCAAGAGTTTCTTAAACTTACAGTAGATGGGGATTTTGGTCCTAAAACAGAAAAAGCTGTAAGAGACTATCAAGCAAAAAACGGATTAACAGTTGATGGAGTTGTAGGCCCCAGAACATGGGCTCATATGGGTATTTTAAACACAGACAATGCTGAAAATGAAGAAACCCAATCAGCTTTAGAAATTATTAAACATTACATGCCTGAAGGTACGTATTTTAAAGGTCCTGTACCAAAAGACTGGATATTTTTACATCACACAGCAGGATGGGAAAATCCATATCAAGTAGCAGATATGTGGGCTAGAGATAACCGTGGCAATGTTGCAACTGAATTTATATTAGGTGGTCCATCTGTAAAAAACGGTAATACAAAATTTGATGGTGAATTAATTCAATGTTTTCCTGAAGGAGGATATGGATGGCATACCGGAACTGGTAATTCTGTAATGCACCGAAACTCAGTTGCTATTGAAGTATGTAACATGGGGCAAATTGTTAATGGAAAAACTTATGTTAACACCCCAGCTGACCCATCTCAGATAGTTAAATTAGCTAAACCATTTAGAGGATTTCAATTTTGGCATCGTTATTCAGATGAACAAATTAGAGTATTAAAAAATTGGATACTTTATTGTGCCAACAAATACAGTATTGACCCTAGAGTAGGTTTAGTAGAATATATTAAAGCAAAAGGTGCTGATGGATTTGATGTATTAGATTTGACTAAAGCTAATTCTACACCAGGAATGTATTCACATACTAATGTGTTAAGAGGAAAAGTTGATATGTTCCCACAACAGGAATTAATCGACATGTTATTAAGTTTGTAAACAATAAAATAAAATAAAATGAGTAAAGATCAAATTTTCGGAGTAGCAAGACACGTCTTGACATTTCTTGGAGGTTTCCTTGTAGTTAAAGGATATCTTGATGAAAGCTTACTAAATGAATTGATTGGTGGTACTATCGCTTTAGCAGGTACTATCTGGTCAATCGTAGACAAAAACAAAAAATAATTAACATTATTTAAAAGTGTTTTGGCCCCTAAAGGGGCCTTTTTATATCTTATATTAAATTGCAAAAATTAAATATTTAAGAATTTTAGATATTTATAATAAAATAATAAATGGCAAATACTTTAGATAAAGCTACCATTGTTTCTTTAGGAATTATCACCCCAGGCCATGTGTCTCAATCAGTAGATGCATTTACAGGAATAGAAGCATATGATATTACAATTTCAGGATCTTTAACAGTAACAGGCCCAGTTAATTTTGCTCCTGATGTTTCGATTGCTAATGACCTTGTTATTGGGAATGATCTTAATATAGCAAATGCTGGGTATATTGCTGGACAACCTATTTTAACATCAGCAGGAGTAGCAGGATTTGTAACATCAGTAAATGGTGTTTTTCCTTCCCCTGGTGGAAACGTTTCAGTAGCATTAGCAGCTACATTGACAGGAGATTCATCCTCTTTAGTAATCTCTTCTTCTGGGGACAATACAGGTTCACTTTCCCCTGGTACTTTATGGGTTGTTTCAGGAGATGCTAACCCAAATAATAATGGGGATGCTTATATTTATACTACTAGTTCAATTACTGGAGAAGGACAATGGTTAGTAGTAGCCCCTTTAGACGTACCAGCAGCAGATGCTCGTTATATCCTTAAATTTGGTAATGACTCTCACACAGGATCACTTTACATTTCTGGCTCAGGCATAACAGTAGGTATATCAGGAAATTTAATAGTAAATGATGGAACCAATAACAGTATAGATTCAAATAATAGATTATTACTTGATAGTGCCGGTAATCAATCAATTGATTGGAATTTAAGAAGTTTAACTGACACTTCAAATGTATCTGCTGGTTCATGGTTTACAAGAACTTTAATAGATTCTTCTACTATAGAGTCAATTTATTGGGACTCAAGACTATTAACAGACTCAAATAACATAATTTCAGCTAATTGGGGAAATAGAAACCTTGTTGATTCATCTCTTCAAACTATTCTAGATTGGGAAAACGGGCAATTTTATGGTACATCATCATATGCCACAAGTGCCTCATTTGCTACAAGTGCATCCTATGCTTTAAGTGCCTCATTTGCTACAAGTGCATCCTATGCTTTAAGTTCCTCATTTGCTACAAGTGCTTCATTTGCTACAAGTGCTTCAAATGCCTCTACTTCGTCTTTAGCTTTTACCACAAGTGGAAGTCTTATACAAAGAACAATCCCATTAACTAATGGAATAACTACTCCTATGGTAATTAATTCTAGCATATTTGGAATAGCTAGCTGGATAGCCAACTTTTCAGGTAACCGAACTTTACAAATCTCTAATTTAACAGATGGGAGATCAATAAAGATATACATTAGAAATACCTCTATTAATGTTACCCCAAGATCATTCTCTATCCAAGCCAGCACAACCAATTCGGGATATACTTCTGTTTTGTGTTCTAGAGGAGCAGGACAAACTGCTGTTTCAACTGTATCTTTAGGAAGTGGTGGAGTTGCTGTTGTATGGATTGCTAATGTAGGAGGTAATTTTATAGGATCTATAAGTTAATTTAAAACTTTAACAAAAAAACTAGGCCCCCTAAAAGGGCCTTTTTATATTTACGACAAAATAAAGGTTATGTTATATAATACGTCTGATCCAAAATTAGTTTTAAAAGAAATAAAAAAACTACAACCACTCAATTACAATCAATTTAAATGGTGGAGACGTTTTGATACAAAAAACAAACCATTACCTAAAGGAGCTACATTTTTACAACGTATCCAAAATGGTGAATATGAATTTTCACATTACTTTTGGCAATGGAAATTAACTGAACTAGAAATAAATGAACTTTATACCCAGTATAGAGGTGATATTCAAAAATTACTCGAAAAAAATTCAGTTGATTTAGCTCGTAGAAAACGTTTAATTGAAGATTTTGAAAAAGACGAAGTTGATCGTTTAAAATCTTTGCAAAATGGTTTTTTACGTGAATTTGAAATGACAAAAGAAAAATATGAACAACATATAGGAGAATTTGGAGGTACAATAGAGGAATTTTATTTTTATTGTCTCAAAACATTTGACAAAACAGGTAAACAACCTGAAAAACGTGGAAGACCTAAAAAAAACAACATATGACAATTAAAGAACTAATTGAAAAATTACAAACATTAGACCCAGAACTACATGTTTTTGTCCCTGGATATGAAGGTGGATTTCATTTTGCCGAGATTTCAGAACCAGATAGATTTTGTTTAAAAGTAAATACTGAATGGTATTATGGACCACATGAACTAGCTAGCTCTATCCATGAAGATACTAGACCAGAATACAAACAAGTAAAAGGGATTGTACTATGATTAATCAAGTTGAATTACTAGGACACTACGGAGATGACTTAACCCATGCTTGTTCAGCTTGGACAAGTACATCTAGAGAACTTACAGAAGAAAAGATAGGACGTGTACCTAAACTATTAAAAATGTTAGCTAGTGAGGGACATCATACTCCATTTGAAAAATCAGGATTACATTTTCTAGTTACAGTAGATCAAGCAACTCATATCCATTTACTTAAGCATAGAATCGGAGTAAGTATAAATGGAGAAAGCGCTAGATATAAAGAACTTAAAGAAGATAAAACATATATCCCTTCAGATTGGCCAGAACGATGGAATATAGCATTGCATAATTTTACAAATGAAGCTAATATTCTTTACCATCAGTGTTTAGAAGAATTAACCCCAATATTAGGTCGTAAACGTGCTAAAGAATCTGCTCGTTTCTTTAAAACATTCAATTCCCAAATTACAATGGATATAATGTTTAATTGGAGGAGTTTTTCTCATTTCCAACAACTTAGAAACAGTGAACATGCTCAAATTGAGGTAAGAGAATTGGCTCAACAAATGCTTGATTTGGTTAAAAACATTGAAGAAAATCCTTTTAAATATACCATTGAAGCATTTGAATTATGAAACGATTACTCAAATTTCTAGCTTGGCTAGAACAAGAAAGAATTAAAGCAATGATTTTCATTGGAAAAGGTTGGAGTTAGATTTTTCTTTTAATATGTATTATAGTAGAACTAAATTAAATTTTCAATGGCAAATTTTACCGGGCAACCAATAAGTCAATCATACCAAAGAGTACTCCAAATAGATGGAGGTATAATCCAAGATGGATTAGGAAACACAGTAGATGCTACAATTAATAGCTTAACTGGATCATTTTCAGGTACAATCAATAACTTAAATGCTAGTTTAGGTGCAGGTAATGATTCAACTAATATTGCTTTAGGACCAAATACTTTAGCTAATAATGTAACAGGAAACTATAATGTTGCTTTAGGCCCAAATGCTTTAACTTCAAATACATATGGAGCATATAACACGGCTATAGGTCAAAATGCTTTACGCGATAATACAACAGGACAAAATAATATTGCTATAGGTAACAATACTTTAGTAAATAATACAACAGGAACATATAATGTTGCTATAGGTCCAAATACTTTACTAAACAATACAGGAAATTACAATATTGCTTTAGGTGTGAGTGCCTTATTGTATAATACAACAGGAACTAGCAACGTTGCTTTAGGTCAAGCGGCTTTACTTAATAATACAATAGGAAACAGTAATGTTGCTTTAGGTCCAAATGCTTTAGAATCAAATATTGATACTACTGGCAATATTGCCCTAGGATCTGATACATTAAAATACTTTCAATCCTCTAAACAAAATATTGCAATAGGGCCCAGTGCATTGACAGGACAAAAAATATCTGATGGTTATGGAGGCTATACATATAGCACAGGAGTAGGCAACATTGCTTTAGGTAATAGTGTTTTAACTAATACCACAACAGGAAATTACAACGTTGCTTTAGGTAATAATGCTTTAGCTAATAACTTAACAGGAGCTTATAACATTGCTTTAGGTTTAAATGCTTTACAAAACAATGGATATGGAAACCACAACATTGCTTTAGGTCAAAGTGCTTTAGCTAATAACTCAATAGGAGCCTATAACATTGCTTTAGGATATAATGCCCAATCAGGTGATTTTTCCGGCTCACTTATTTTAGGTACAGGAGCTACAGCAACAGATAACGGACAACTTGTTTTAGGTTCCCCAGCGTATCCACTTGGACCAATTGCATCTGAAGTAAGTGCAAGTTCAACTCATACTTTAGCAATTAACTTAAATGGAAATACATATAGATTGTTAATGATTCAATAAAATTTATGGTAAAAAAGGTTTTTTTCAATGCCTCGCTCCCACGAGCAGGCTCAACGTTATTACAAAATGTGTTAATGCAAAACCCAGAAATATATGCAACACCAACCTCTGGTGTAGTAGAATTTCTATTAACAGCACGTTCAATTTATTCAACTGGAGATGCTTTCAAAGCACAAGATCCAAAAGAAATGGAAAAAGCATTCCATGGTTTTTGTAGAGCCGGTTTATACGGATATTTTGATGCTCTAACTGATCGTCCTTATGTTATAGACAAAAGTAGAGCATGGACAGGCAATTTTCGTTTTGCCAATTTTATTGAACCAGGAGCAAAAGCCATAGTAATGGTTCGAGATTTGAGAGGTATATTTGCTTCCATGGAAAAAAATTACAGAAAAAACCCACACAAAGACCCTCAAATAGTAAACGGAGCTCAACTCCAAAACATGACAACAGATTCACGTATGCAACATTTTTCTGTTGCACCCCCAATTGGACCTGCTCTAGAGTGGTTATATGATTCCCATGTACAAGGATACGATAGTCATTTCCTATTTATCCGCTTTGAGGATTTTACAACAAACCCAGAGGCAGAAATGCAACGTATATACAATTATCTAGAAATTCCATATTATAAACACGACTTTAACAATGTTAAGCAATTAACACACGAAAATGATGTTATACATGGAATATTTGGAGACCACGAGATACAACCAACAATCAAACCAGTATCTCAAGATTATACAAGTATTTTAGGATTCCATAATTGCGATAAAATTAAACAACATTACGCTTGGTATTTCAACAAATTTAACTATTTGTAATATATGGAAGAGTCTCCATTAACTCGCCACATATTAAAAACATTTTCATATCGTATTTTAGGTACCTTAACAACTGTAATTACAGCATACTCGTTAGGTGCCTCAATTGAAATGTCCTCGTTGTTGGGAATTGGAGAGCTATTAATTAAACCAATTATATACTTTTTACACGAGCGTATTTGGTACAAATTTGTTAGAATTAAAAAAAATTAAGTTATGGAATTTTTAAATTCACATCCAATTAAAAAATCTGATTTAGGTTTCCATGGCAACCTATTCGGAGGCAAACTTCTAGCCTGGATAGACGCTTCAGCTGCAGGATATGCAATGCAATTATGTGATACACCTCGAATGGTAACCGTATCAATCGATAAATGTAATTTTGAAAAACCAGCACGTGAAGGCCAATTGGTAAAAATATATGGTTATCCCCAATCAATTGGAAACAGTTCTATTAATTTATACATGGAGGCTAGAGCTCATAATGTTTATACAGGTAACCAAGTTGTAGTTTTAAAAACTCATATTAAATTTGTTCAAATTGATGAAGAAGGTCATCCTATCCCACTAGGTGAAAAAGCAAAAAGCAGAGTAAGAAACCTTTTAGTAGAAAAAGAAACAGGAGAGGTTGGAAAATAGGTTTTTCTTTCGTATATTAAAGTATTAAAAATAAAAGTTATGACATTAAAAAAGAAAGTTAAATTTAAACTATTACGTGTTTTAAGAAACATGGGTTTTATCTGCCAAAAAGAATACAAACCTATAAGAGGTATTCGAGTATCTAAATCAATCCACCCTGATGGAACTGAAAAATTCTACTCTTCCCCACTAAAAGAAATACCAGAAAATAAACACGATTTAGAATCTGCAATCCATATTCATAAAGAAATTAAAAATTTAAACAAAAACGATGAAGGTAATTTGTATTAATGATAAAAAACTACCTGAAGGAGGAGAACTTATTGAAGGTAGAGAATATGAAGTAGAAAGAGAATTTATCAACAATTTTGACCAGAAAGTATTTGTTATAGCTGGAATTAACAACTATGGTATGACCAAAATGGGGTTACGGTGGTATGGTTATAGTGCAGATCGTTTTGCAAATGCAGATGGTGTATATGAAGAAGCAACAGAATATAATTACGCATTAAATTAATATGAAAAATTTCCCAAAAGTACCATCTATCAAACCCAAATGTTATTGTGATATATGTGTAAAAGATAGAAAAACTAAGAAGAGATGAAAGCAAGTGAGTTAAGGATTGGAAATTTAGTAGATTTAGGCAACAGAATTGCTAAAGTCATTGAAATCAACCATTTAGCATGCGTGGTAGTTGACTTAGAAGAAACTCAGGATACCATAGAAGATTATGAACGGACAAGACCTATATTACTTACAGAAGAATGGTTGTTGAAGTTTGGATTTGAATGGAAGGGAAATAAATTTTTAACTATTTTTACCCCTTGTGGAAAAGCACTCGTTTATATAGGAGATAATTTTTTCAAATTTACTAGTGTAACAATAGAAACCCAGATTAAATACGTTCACCAACTTCAAAACTTATACTTTGCATTAACAGGAGAAGAACTAGTAATAAAAGAGTAAAAATATTTTACTGTCTCCCGCATTTTTTATTGTCTTCCACATATGTATAATAAACGGGAAACATGAAAAAAAGTGGAATTTATAAAATTACAAACCCAAAAGGAGAAGTTTATATAGGATGTTCACAAAATATCCATGTTAGATGGATGAATTACAAGAATAGTAGTAAAACTGAAAAACAACCAAAATTAAATCAATCCTTTGAAATATACGGTTTTGAAAACCATACATTTGAAGTGATAGAAGATATTGAAATTTTGTTAGCTCAACGAGAAAAATACTGGATTGAATTCTATAACTCATATAGTGAAGGTTTAAATTCAAACCCTGGAGGAGGTGGGGTAGAAGCCCATAATGAAAACACCAGAAAACTTATTAGCGAAAAAGGAAAATTGAATGTAGGTAAAAGAAAAAATTCTCATTGGAAAGGTAAAACACGAAGTGAAGAAAATAAACTTAAAATAAGCCAATCTAAAAAAGGAAAACCTATCCCATCTAATAACAAACCTGTCCTCCAATATGATAAACAAGGGAATTTTATCCAAGAACACCCCAGCATTGAAGAAGCAGCCCGAAGTGTTGGTGGGAACCCTACAGCAATTAATAATGCTTTAAGAAAAGGAGAAAATGCTACTTCTGTTGGATATATTTGGAGGTACAAAATTTAGTTATTATATTTGATAAAATTTAAAGTTATGAAAAAAGTAAAAGTATCACACGAAGTACCATTTTGCCTACTTGAAAAAAGTCGAGAGTTCAATGATTTTGATTACCTCTTACCCCATTTAATGGACGAAAATGAAGAATATCGCAATTTCTTCTACGAGTCAAAGAAAATGGGACGCTATATTGTAATGGACAATTCCCTCCATGAACTAGGCGAAGCATATAATACAAAACGTTTAATGTATTGGGTAAACGAAATCAAACCAAATGAATTTATAGTACCTGATGTATGGGAAGACTATACAGCTTCAGTTGTAAATGCAAGACAATGGTCAAAAGTTGAATTACCTGAAGGTGTTGAAAAAGTAGCAGTAGTTCAAGCAAAAGATTTACATGAAGCTATATTATGTACAAGAACATATAAAGATTTAGGATATAAGAAAATAGCATATTCATATGGTGCTTCATATTACCATGAACTTTGCCCCCACCCAGATAAAGATTTTGGAAAAGCTGTAGGTAGATTTATGGCTATTTCTTCTTTATATAAAAATAAACTTTTAAGTGATTTTGATCGTGTACATTTACTTGGAACTGCTTCTCCAATTGAATTTGGAATGTATAAAAACTTTAAATTTATAGAATCAATTGACACTTCAAACCCCGTTATGGCGGGTATAGAAAAAAGAGTATATCATCAATTAGGTATATCTCCAAAACCAGTAGCCAACATGAACAAATATCAAGATGTAAGTGAAGATTTTATTGAAACTGAACTTATAGAATATAATATTAGAAAATTTAGAGAAATAAATAACTTATAATATGGAATACTTATCACTTTACGATTACCTAAGAAAACCAGCAGGTGAACAATTAGGAAAAGAAGTAGCTGTAATGGCTATTCAAAACAAAATCCCAATCCAAACAAGAAAAGTTGCAAATCCAAAATATACAGGAACAGTAAATTTGTACCCTAAGGATTTTTTGGATTTCTACTTTAGAAAACCAGAATCTATTCATATGGAAGATTTACCTGGACAAATCAATTACGACATTGATGACGATTTACCTTTTTAATTATGGACAGACAGACATTTGAAGAATACCGTGAAATTTGGAAAGTAGAATGGTATAATCATTGGAGACTCTTGGATATTGACTTTGAAACTTATATGTTAATGGGAGGTCTTACCAAAGAAGAATTTGATAAATTAAATAACGAAGAATATGGCGAAGAATTATCCCAAAAATAGTAACGCAAACGATAAAGAATGGCACGACTTGATCTTAAAACTATTAAGACCAATGTCTCGTTTACAATTATTAAATGAAGATGAAGAAACAATTAGAAAAATAGCAAATAAATTATGAAACACGTTGTGATATCCCTATCTGGAGGAATGGATTCCAGTACACTTTTGTTACGTTGTTTAAAAGAATACGACACGGTAACAGCAATTTCATTTGATTATGGACAAAAGCATCGAGTTGAACTTGAACGAGCTGAATCGTTAGTAGATTATCTAAATGGTAATGTTGAAAAAACAGAAATAGATCAACTAGGAACCATTACAGTAACTGGATTAAATTACAACCCTATCAATTACCGCCAAATCAAATTAGATGGCTTAACAGACCTACTTAATTCAGCACTTGTAACAGGTGGAGATGATGTACCTGAAGGACATTATGCTGAAGAAAATATGAAAGCAACAGTTGTTCCAAATCGTAACAAAATATTTGCTTCAATTACTCAAGCAGTTGCACTTTCAATTGCTGATAAAACAGGTGAACAATGTGATATAGCAATGGGTATTCATGCGGGTGATCATGCAATTTATCCTGATTGTCGTCAAGAATTTAGAGATGCTGATGATGCAGCATTTAGAATTGGTAATTGGGGGTCTGAAAAAGTAGGTTATTTTACACCATATCTTGAAGGAGATAAATTTACTATTTTACAAGATGGGGAAGTATTATGTAAAGAATTAAATTTAGATTTTTATGAAGTATACAAACGTACAAATACTTCATATAAACCTATCTACCTAAATTTAGCATTTGTAAATAATGAAGATGAAATAGTTGATTGCTCCGATTGGTTCTCTGATTATAAATCAGCATCATCAGTTGAGCGAGTAGAGGCGTTTATTAAATTAGGTCGTCCTGATCCTGTACGTTATGCTAATGAAAATGGTCCTGTAACATGGGAACACGTAGTAAATGAAGTAACAAAAGTATTAGAAACACATAATGGCTAATTGGGACAAATTAAACAAAGAACTAGATTCTGCTTTAGATTCAATGTCTAAAGAGGATTGGGTAAATTGGAAAAATAGTTGTATATTAGATTGGGAATTACACCAAAAAGTTATGGAAAAGAAAAATAAAATGAAAAAATTTAAATCAACAAAATTATTTGACGGTTACTCAGCATGTTTCCGTCAATGGAAAGCAGAAGGAACTCATTGTAAATTCTTACATGGTTACGCAGTATCATTTAGAGTATGGTTTGAGGGTGAACTAGATGAAAGAAATTGGGTATGGGATTTTGGAGGTATGAAACGTGCAAAAACCCAAATTGCAGGTATGTCCCCAAAAGACTACTTTACATTTTTACTAGATCACACTACAATTGTTGCCATTGATGATCCATATTTAGAGAAATTTAAACAAATGGATGCAGATGGTATAATCCAATTAAGAATTTTAGCAGCAACTGGGTGTGAAAAATTTGCTGAACATTTATATTATGTAATAAATGAATTTTTAAAAGAAGAAACAAAAGGTAGAGTTAAAGCAACAAAAGTAGAGGTCTACGAACACGAAAGAAATTCAGCAAGTTATGGGGAATAAAAAGAAAAAAGTTATCCCACCTCCACCACCAATTACAATAGGTCCTTTTAGCCCTAGAATAGCAAAAATCTTTCAAGACGAACTTAACAAAGAAAAAAATGGAAAATAATTACTATACAGTTACAACTACATTTGGTGATATCAAATTTCAATATTTATTAACAAAATGAAAAAAATACTTTACTTTAGCGCAGCATGGTGTGGTCCGTGTAGAAATTTCAAACCAATAATGGAACAAGTAAGCCGTGAAATTCCGGTTGAATTTATTGATGTAGATGCGAGTCCTCAATTGGTTGCCGAATATGGTGTAAGAAATATACCTACATTAGTTGTAGTAGATAATGGGCAAGCTGTAGCAAAGCAAGCCGGAGTTTTAACAGAATCACAGATAAAAAGTTTATGGAGTCAAAATTAGAAAAAGTTGACTGGGTATTTTGGGTTCAAATTGAAAAAAGAGATTGGTTTAAACGCTTTTGGAAATCTAGAGGGTCTAATAGTTTAAATATACAATTTTTTAAATGGTACATTTCAATAGGGATGCCTTGGTTGAAAGAAGTTATTGATAAAGCCGATGTAAATTATCCGTTAGGAGGAATAAAACATTTCCACAAAGTAAATGAAGTGAATCGTGAAGGTGTAAAAAGACATGGTCGAATTAGATTTGTAAGAAAATAGTAAAAGGAGACCATAGTTTTGTATGGTCTCCATTTTCTTTCAATATGTATAATAAACAATACATTATGGAAGAACAAAAACCAAAAGGTAATACCCCTGAATATCGTGCATGGTATTACAAAAACAAATACCAAAAAACAGGTAAAACAAAAAAGAAAGAGTTTGAAAAACGAAACAAAGAATTCATAATTCGTTTTAAAAAACGTTGCAAATGCGTTAAATGTAATTTAGACAAATGGTATTTAATAGAATTTCATCATTTAGACCCATCTAAAAAATATAAATCTGTTACTGATTTACAATTTAACGCATATAGTATTAAAACAATAAAAGAAGAAGTACGAAAATGTGTTCCTATATGTAGAAATTGTCATATGGAATATCATTATTTGGAGAGACAAAATATTATTTGTACATTTGAAGAGTATTTAAAATTAGATATATGAACAAAATTCCAAGAATGACCGAAGCCGAAAAGGCAAAAACACAAGCAATTATTGAACTTTATCGTTGCGTACAATCTGAAGGGAGTAGGTTTGGTCGCCCTACTATAGCAGTCCGCACAACAGGATGCACACATCGTTGTTACTTTGGAGAAGGAGGATGGTGCGATTCTTTCTATACATCTATCCACCCAGAAAAAGCAATATTTAGTTTTGATGATGTCGTTAAAATATACGATGAAAATCCCCATATTAAGGAGATGATGCTTACCGGCGGAAGTCCTACGATGTGGCCTAAATTAGTAAACGAATTAACCCATTTTGCTCATGAAAGAGGAATACTTATTACTATCGAAACTGAAGGATCTCATTTCCTTGCCACTGACTATCCTATTGATCTTATATCTCTCAGTCCAAAGTTTGCTAATTCTGTACCCGTACTTGGTGTTGCTACGCCTCAAGGAGCGATTGTGGACCAAAAAATGATTGATCAACATAATAAATTCCGTCTCAAGATGGATACAATCAAACAAACATTAGCTTATCACACAGATTATCATTATAAACCAGTGTGGGATGGTACCGAGGAAAATTTAAATGAGATTGAAGCATTTAGAATTGCATTAGATATCCCAAAGCAAAAAACATACATCATGCCAGCTGGAGATACAAGAGAGGAATTAATTAAAATGTACCCACTTGTATTTGATATGTGTGCTGAAAAAGGATATAATATGACTGGTAGAGACCACATTATAGCTTTCGACACCCGTCGCGGAGTTTGATTTAAATCCGTAAAGAAGAGTATACTTTTACATATGTATAATAAAACGACATATGAGTAAGTATAAACAAACATGTAAAGAATGTAATATAGATTATAAATCTAATGGACCTTATAGCAAATATTGTTCAAAGGAATGTAGACAAAAAAGTAGAGCCAAAGAAAGAAATTATATAGAGTGTACTCAATGTAATACTTTAATTCGATTCTACCCTAGCCAACAAAACAAATTTTGCTCCAATAAATGCCAGGGGAATTGGGTTAAAGAAAACATGGGAGAAGAAAGAACTGAAAGAGCCTCCCATATGAGAAAAAGTTGGAGTGAAGAATCTTGGAAAAAAGGTTTGGAAACTCGAAAGAAAAATGGTAATATTATAGAAAATTACGACTGGAAACAATATTGGAGAAGGTGTGATTGGTTAACGAGAAAAATTCGAAAGCAAATGCTTGAAACTTGGGATGGATATGATTACATAGATGGAGAACATATAAAAGATAATTTAAAACTCCATTACAGTGACAAAAACTACCCTACATTAGACCATGTTAAACCTAGATCACAATGTTTTAAAGAAGGACTTTCCCCATATGAAGCAACCACACCAGAAAATTTAAAATGGACTAAACGAGTAAATAATAGTAAAAAATACAATAAATAATAATGGGAACAACTTTAAGATTAAATTTAAGAATATTAATGTGGCATTTACAGATAATGCCAAATTGGAAATTTACATGGACCTATAATGATTATCATAAAGGTTTGAAATATGGATGGTTTAAATTATATGATTATAAAAATTTATTTAAACCCAAAACCCATTTTGATTTAGATAACCAAATATAATGGAAAAGTTTTATGTTACGTGGGAAGAAATAGAAGAGCTAGTTGATCTTTTAGCAAAACAAATTATAAAATCAGGT